CGGCAAACTGATCTCGTCGGTGAGGTCAGCGTCGATCGCTCGCCACGCCGACGGCCAGCCCACGTCGTCTAGGACCGCCCCGATGAGGGTGGCGGCGTCGTCGACGAGGTACTGGTTGCCGTCCGACAATGTGGAGACGGTCCCGATGTCGGTGGCGTCGGTGATCGTGTACCGGCCCAGGATGCTCAACCCGTCGACGCACGTGACATCAACCCAACTGTCGCCCTTGAAGCTGTCTCGCAAATTCCAGGTGTCGACGAAACCTTGGAACAAGGCGCCGACGGCGCCGGTCGTTGTGGACCTGACCCGGACTTGGGTGCCGGGGGTGAGTTCGGTTGCGCCGCCGCCGTCGACGTAGGTGCCGGACAGGTTGAACGGGTCGAGCTCGCCGTCGTTGTTGTCGAGTTCGATGACGCACACCGACGGGGCGAACGGTTGGAACGGGTCGGTGCGGCCGCGGTCGATCTGCACTTGCCGGACACGGCTCGACGAGTTGACCCACGTCGGTGAGGTTGCGAATGCGTTGTCGCCGAATGCGAACTCGACGACCGGAGCCGGGACAACCATCAGGCCAACCGAACCCGCAGCGGCCGCTCGAGGCTGGCGTTTTCGACGGTCTTGGCCACGACCCTGCTATCCATTTCAACGACGACCGTTACTGGCGTCGCCGATGTGCGGCCAGACCGCACTCCCACATCGACTCTCGGAGCGGCACGGCCGACGGAGTTCAACGACACGCCAGGCAACCCAGGAATGCCGGGCAGATCCGGCAGGCTGTCGGGAATGATGGCGTCGGCGATGTCGCCGGCGATGCCTCGAGCCCACTCCAGAATGCTCGGCACAAGATTACGCAGCCCGTCCCACAGACTGTTCATCAGATCAACGCCAGCGTTGAACAACGCAGCCAGCCCGAAAGCGTTCGCGACCGACGTAGCGATCGTCACCGGCACACTGACAACGAACTGCATGATCGCCGGCAAAGCGTTACGGATACCGGTCAGGACGGCCAAGAACAGCTCGTAACCTCGCAGCGCCATAAACCCGATGCCGCCGGCAAGCGCCCGGCCGAGAGTCGGGATGCCGACCGTACCGATCCACACCGCCGCCGACGAAGCCCACCTGGCGAGATTGGCGATCAAGCCGGGGATGGACTCGATCACCCACCGGATCATCTCCGGAACGAACCGTGCAAGCGCCCGAGCCACAGCCGGGATCGCCACCGTGATCCCGGCAAGAAACGACTGCCAAAACCCGGCCAAAGCGTTCAACGCCCCCGGAATGCCCCGCTCGGTAATCCAGTCCCACAGATAGTTCGCCTTACCCGTCAAGATGCTCCCAAGGTTCGGCAACACCACATCAGCAAGGAAGTCTCCGACGTTGCCGGCCCACCGCTCCAACGCCTCGAGCGTCGCCGGCCACGCCGTGCCACTGATCCACGTCCACAACGCCGACGCAAGCTCACCGGCCTTCTCGCCGAGCCACGGCAAAGCATCATTCACAAACCAGGCGCCGACGTCCTGCAACCACTGCCACAACTGCGCCGTAATCACCGGCACCGCCTGAGCGATCCCCCGACGCAACTCCTCGAACAGCCCGGCGATACCTTCCTCTTGGAAGATGTTGACCAGCCGCTCGAACGCCGGGATCACCCGGTCTGTCAGGAACGAAGCGATCCGCAGGAACACCGGAAACAACCGGATCGCCAGCTCCTCTTTCAGTTCGGCGAACACGGCCTTCAACTCGTTCTGCGTCTTGATGGCGTCCATCGAACCGTCAGACCACGCCTCCTGCGCATCCTGAGTTCGCTGGAACAACAGCGCCTGCGTCGCTAAGGCTTTGCCCTGCTGCAACGCTTCCCCGGTCAGGCCCTCCATCCCCATCGCAGCCATCTGCGCCTGAACATCAGCCTCACTGATGCTGACCCCGAGCTCCTTCAACTGCTCCCGCTCGCCGAGCAGCGCCTTCGACAGAATGTCCGCCACCTCAGCCGCCGACCGGGTACCGCCCGACCACGCCGACAACGCACCCGCCAGCCCGAGCATGTCCGTCGACATCCCCGCCGCCTCATCACGACTGAACCCCATCGGCACCAGCAGGTCACCCATCGAAGCCGCCGCCCCAGCCAACTGTTGTTCCGTCAACCCGAACGCAGCGTCGTTCGCCTCCGCCCACTCACGCACCGACTCGGCCTGATCACCGAACACCGTGTTCACCTTCGTGGCGAACACATCCAACTGGGCGCCCTGGTTGAACAACGACGTCCCGAACTGAGCGAGCTCCCGAACAGCGAAAGCGCCCGCCAGGGCCGCCGTCGCACCAGTCGCAAAGCGACCGATGCGGCTACCGAACCCCGACAGGCGCCGCTCAGAACCGTCGACCGCACGTCGGAAATCTCTGTTGTCGCCCGTGATCTCGACCTGCAACCGCCGGGAACGCGCCATACCTCATCGCCTCCTAGCGGCCTCACGAGCCTGCCGGTTCATGTCCTCGAGCGCATCCAGATACGCCACCAGCTCACCGAACGGCATCGCCTCAACATCAGCCCACTTGATCCCGAAGTGCATGCTGAGCGCCGGCAGCGCCGGCCTTAGCCGCCTTCGGAGCTCGTAGGGTCCAGGCCCACCACCACACCGTCGCCGTCATCGGCGTCGGCGTCATCGTCGTCGAGGCCGACGAACTCGACGTCGGTGTAACTGATCCCCGACCGGAACGTCGACAGCTTCAGCTTCGGGTTCCGTCGGGTCGCTTCCAGCCACGCCAGATTGCACAGCAGGTCGATGTCGGCCTCGTCTTCGAACAACTCGAGGTGCTTCAACAACGACAGGCCGGTGGCGTTCCTGAGCCGGCCCGAGTCCTCGGCCGTGTACTCGTTGAAGTCGATGGTGAACAGTTCGCCCTTGAGTTTGTAGGACAGTGTCGGCATCGACTGCGACGCCGGCGGCGCATCGGACGCCTGCCGTGACGACTCGGGCCGTCCCGGCCTCGGTGCTGGTGTAGCCATATCCCCGCCTTACCCTTTCAGTCTGGAAACGCCCGGCGAGCCAGACGGTTCAACTCATCCCAATACATGTCCAGCCACTCTTCGGCGTTCTCACGGATCGCCGGATGCAACATGTAACCCACACCCGCCGAGCCGTCCGGCGACCACTGATTCCCACGCCACTCCGGAAACTGCCGGTACTGCTTCGCGCCGAACTCGGCGCCCAGCACCGGACCATGCTTCGCAGCAGCGCCACCGACGTTCACCGTCGCAGCCCTCTGCCGCTTCGACGCCCGGAACGCATTGTTCCCGACCACGTGGGCGTGCACGCCGCCGAGGCGGCGGCCACGCTGCTCCGCTTTGTCGATCACGAACTCGGCGACCTTGAAGTTGATGTCGCCGATCTCCTTGCCGTACTGCCGGTTCATCCGGTTCAGCTCACGCCGAAAGTCGTCCAACCCTCGGACAGTGACGACAGGGCGAGGCATCAGGCATTCACCAGTTCGGCCTTGATCGCCGACGAATCAGCCGTGCCCGAAGCGATGCACTTGTAAGGCACCGACTGCGTCAGAATCCCGCGACCATCCACATTCGGGGTCACCCCATCCAGGCGGACGTTCTTGGTGAGCGTCAGCGTCTTCGACCCACGAGTGAACGTCGTAACAACGGCGACCTCGGTGCGGTTCACGAAGTTGTTGTACACGGTCAGGTCGTAGAACTCGAGGTCGATGGTGCCGGTGTACTCCCGCAGGCCCATCTCGAGCGGCTGAGCGATCGACTGCGTCCCCAAGAACCGGCGGTCGGTGGACAGCATGTTGTCGCAGGCGATGGTGATCCCGGTGCAGTTGATCCCGACATCGGTACCGGCCACAGTGACGGTGGTGCCGGAGAACTTGAACGGCAGAATGCTCGCCGTGTAACTCGCCGACGCCAGCGCTGTGCCGGTCGCCTCAGCCTCGCCGACCACGTCCAGCGACAGGGTCGCCATCTCACCGGCCGAACACGCAATCTCCCAACCGGAGAACTTGCAGCCCTCATACGTGAACGGATGCACCGTCCCACCGACACCGGGCCGGCCGATCTGAATGGTCATGCCGAGCCCGTCCATGTCTTCAGGCACGTACAGGTACGGGTTGCCGGCGGTGCCGGCACCGGACTCGGTGCCGAACATGTGCGTCAACAGCGTTCGGGTGTCGGTGTCCCACAGCTGCGTCGAGATGTTGCCCTCGACGGTGATGTTGCCGCCGTTCCAGTAGTCGGACTGCAGCACCCTGCGGCCGGCGATGATCGCCTCCGACTCGGTGAACTCCTCCGTCCGCTGAATCGATTCGCTAATCAGCGGCAGGAACGTATCGACCACGACGGCAGTTCCCCACGTCGTTTCGGCCTTGAACCCCCACTGGGCGCCGATGCCGGTCTTGGTAGCCATTATTCGTCACCCTCCACATCGGGCACTTCGTCGAACAGGTCTGGTTCCGCCTGCTGCCAGTTGCCGGGCTGGTCGCACAACGACCGGCCGAGCTCGTCGCCGACCTCCACCACGTCACCAACAGGCACATGCTGGCCGGTCGCAGCGATCACCCGGTCACTACCGGAAACGTTCTTTACACGCACTAGGGTCCCCTTCGTTCGTGGACCTCTACACCGACCTCCATTAGGGCGATGTAGCCTTCCTCAGTTGGGAATGAATCGGGGCCGTTCAACGACCCGATCACCCAGTCGAGCACGTCCGATTCGGACGACAGGGTGATGTCGGCGACCATCGCATCCTCGAGTTCCTGATACAGGTCGACGACGGCCGTTTCGGCCTGGTTAGCTGACTGACCGGGCTGCCCGGCCCGCACCACCATTGTGATCGTGTAGAAGTCGTCGCGGATCACGTTGGCGCCGCCGGCCAGGTTGTTGATCTCGATGTTCCCGACGGTCTGAGCGACGTAGATGCCGAGGTTCTGGTCGTCGGGGTCCCACGCCCCCAACTGCACCCGCACCCCGCTATCCAGCCGGGCCGACACCTCATCAACCAGCGTCTGCCGCACCGACGCCCGGCTCATCGCCACATCACGCCCTTCTTCCGCCACCTGCCGTAGATGGCGTCGACGGCGGCGTCGCCGGTGCGGTCAGGGCGAGTGTCGAGCCGAAACGACCCTTCGTCGGTCGTCCACGACGTGACCCTGTCAGGCAGCCCGGACTTGTACCGGTTGAGGAACCAGCGGGTGCGGCGTGCGAGCGCCCACACCAGCTCTGACGGCGTCGACGCAAACCCATGCACATAGCTGACCTGCACCTGCCCGGCCGGCCAGTGGGTGCCGTTGCGGCGCACCAGATAGCCGGCGTCGGTCACGAACAAATCCGCTCGCTGATCCGCCGTCAAGGTGGTGTCGTTGCCGGCGGTGTCGGTCGTGACCACTGCCCGGAGCGTCGTCACGTCCCGATCCGGCAACAGCAAATCCGACACCGGCGTATCGACCCGCTGCGTGTACAGGCGGTGGCGTTGCACCATCGCCCGGCCGGTGATGTGCTCCGCTTCCCACGTCGCCCGCTCACGAGCCTCGATAATCTCCGCCGTCGTCCACTGCCCGTTCGTCGACGGCTCCAACGAATCGAACGTCGCCGTGTCGAACGCGACGCCGCCGACGATCGACACTGTCTCGACGTGATCCACCGAGTCGGCGGTCCACGTCACCGTCCACGTGTCCACCTGCGTGTTCTCAGACGCCGCCACCGTGGCGGTGTAGACGCCGGTGCCGGTGCCGGCCGAGACGCTACCTGCGGTGACGGTGTCGCCTGCGGCGTCGACTACCGCCACGGTCGGGGTTCCGCCAGGTGCGGCGGGTTCGCCCTGGTAGTCCCGATGCGTGTAGGTGAGGGTGACGGCTGCGCCGACGACGGCGCGCAAATCGGGCACCAGCTCTGTCGACATCCGTCACGCTCCTCGAAGGTTGCCGGGGCGCGCCACCAGGGGGCGGCAGGCGGGAAACGCGCTGATGGGCGCCCCGGCAGAATCAGGCGTCATAACCGAACCGTCTGGCCAGGTCACGCACTACGTCTTTGTCGTCACCGTCCGGCAAGTCATCCCACGACAACCCGTCGTGGTCGACGTGCTTGTTCACCTCGGACCCCAACCCGTCGAGCACGGTGCGGCAATACGACAACGTCAGGTTCGTCTTGCCCATAGCGTCACCGAGCTCCAACAACAGACCGGGGGTCATGTCCTCGAGCCGCCACGTCCGCTCAGCGTGCTTCTCGGCGGTTTCCCACCAATGCCGCACCACCCGCAGCGCCTTCGCTAGCGGGTCGTCGTCGGGGGCGTAGCCGGCCCACCGGGCTCGCTCCTGCTCGTACGGCGCCACCCAGTCGGGGCGTTCGTCGTCGGGGGCGAACAGTTCGTTCCCGACCATGCTTTCGATCACCAGCAGCGGGTCACGTACCTGATGCCACACCTTGCCGGTGTAGTCGTCGAGGTAGTTCGTGGCGATCCACGAAGCGTCCGCTAGCAGGCCGGGGGCGTGGGCGCCGTGGACGTTCCACCACTGCTCATGCCCGCACTTGACACCGACCGCCGACAGCGCTTCAGAGATGAACCCGGTGCCGGAACGGCCGGTCCCCACGATCGAGAGTTCGGGTTCGACGAGCCGGGTCGGCTGATTCTCAAAATACCACTCGTCCAAATACACCGGCTTCATGTGCGACGTCTTTGCCGCCGTGTTCACATGCACCGGCACACCCGCCACCAACAGACGGAAACAGAAGCTCAAGTCCTCGCTGAATCGGGTCTGCCCCGCCGGGCCTTTCGGCAACGTGATCGGACTGAACCAGTTCGGCCCGATCTTCTCGTGCATTCCCTCGATCACCGACCGGTGAATCAACAGGGCCGCTGCACCGGTACCGTCGACCCGGACCAGGCTGTCGCGTTCGTAGTCGTCGACGGCGACGAACCCGACCTCGGACGGCGACTCAACGAAGCTGTAGATCGTGGGTTTCACGATGAACCGCTGCGCCTGACACTCACCGACCTCATATCGGCGATAGGCGAAACACAACCCGCCGACCACCGGTCGCTCTTCGGCGGACGCCACCGACAGGAGCCGGTCGACGATGTCGGGCTCGAAGCCCATGTCGTCGTCGAGCCACATCAGCCACTCGCCGGGCGTCTGATTCATGAACGCCGCCACCACCTGGTTGCGGGCGGTGGCTAGGTCGGTGTTGCCTTGCGACCGGATCGGCGGAAACAACACCCGCTCGTCGGCCCGGACCAGGTTGTCCAACGACACAGCGAACGACCCACAGATGGAGTCGCCGCTGTGCAGATGCGCCACAACGACGCTCCCCGCCTGCACATCCATCAGACGTCCCCCTCGGCCACCTCAGCCTTCCTAGGCCGCCCCGGCCGCCGCTTCGGCCGGTCGTCCTCACCGATCGGCTCGAACGCATCCGGCGCCGCCAGCAGCCGCCAGTCGCCTTCTTCGACCTCGAGCCCCGGCGACACCGGAGCTGCATACGTCGGCGACGCCTGCATGTTCACAACCATGCGAGTGTTCGACGCCGTACAGATGTAACGCTTTGTCATAAGGGTGCCTGCCTTAGATAGCTAACTTCAATTGAAACTCACGCTGCGCCCGCTCGACCAGCTCCGGGTAATGCTGCACAACCCACTCAGCCAAATCCTCAGGACGCTGACCCGCCGGCTGCGGCCTAACCCACAACTCAAGATTCTCAAGCCGGTTATCGGCACGATCGCCGTTCTTGTGGTGAACGTTCTCCCACGGCTGTAGCTCACGGTCAAGATGCTCAGCCATCACCTGACGGTGTTCAGCCACTGCCTTGCCTTGAACGGTTGTGTAGACGTATCCACGCTTATCTTTCCACCTTCGATCACCAGCCGTGCGATGATCTCTGCGCAGCGGTTGCGCAGGGCCAACGCTGCCAGTCTTTAGCAGGCGGTTAGCGTGCATTATGCAGTAGGTCTGCCCATCAGTAGGGCGAGGACACCCCGAGACTTGGCAGATAAGGTTCCTGGAAGCGTCTCGGCAAGACCGGCAAACCGTCTTGCACGTCGGGGCCATAAGCCCACCACACATGTTAGGGCAAGGAACATATTCCTTGCAGCGCCTACATGTGATCTGTGATTTCCAGCGTGGCGTGAACTGTTCGCCGCACTCGTCGCAGTTGCGGTACTCTGCCATCTGTCAGCACCTCCACGGGGTGTCTGGCCAGAGCCGGGGCTGTTAGCGCAGCGCCCGGCTCACTCTGTTTTGGCGGCGGTGGGGGCCGCCGCAGCGACCCCCACCATACCACCCTAATTACATATCAACTGCTTGTGATATCCTGGAGCAAAACGAACGCACGGTTCGTGGTCGCCGTGCCCGAGTAGGTCACCTCCGCACCAGTGCGGAAGTGGGCATACCAGCCGGCGGAGCCGGTGGGACGCTGGTTGGCGCCAACCACGACCGGGTTGTAGACGGTCGACAGACCGATCTTGTCCACGATCACGTAGTTGGAGAAATCACCG